ATTTGCCGCACGATCGACGGAACGAGTGTCTTTTTCGACCTTCAGAGCCATCTTCGTATGGTAAACTTCGCGTTCTCGTGTCTGCAGATCGCCCTGCAGCTGCTTAATCTGCTGTGTAAGACCCTGTACCTGCTGCTGGAGCATGTTGATATGGCCAAATCTGGTAAGAACACCCTCCATATCGGCCACTTCGGTCTGCTTCAACACCTCGACCTGGTCAATAATCTTCCTGTCGTAGAGACGTTCGAAGTATTCAAAGCGTGCCCACCTGTTTGCAGGAAGCGTAGAGCCGCTTATGACGATAATGTCATAGCGGCCAACGGTGACATCGTTCTCAATCTTCGTTATCTGCTGGGTGAGATCATCGTAAACGGGATAATTGATGTTAATCATCTTCGTTTCTGCATTCGGCTGAAGAATACGAACCATCTTCGGGCGATTGTACGTGATCTGGATGTATTGTACCACAACAGATGCGAGCTGATTGAGAGCTGCTTCGATGTCGTCAAGCTTGGATTTGATGCGGCGCTGGCCGTATTCATCCATCATAACGGTCCCACGATACGTCTCGGGAGACCCAGAAGGCTGGCCTTGCTGGAAATCGTAGACACCAAATATGCGCTGGATATCCTCCTTCGCATCCGCTTCGTTCTTGTACAGCTCCGAAGGGAGGGGAGGTGGCGCTACAATCTTGGGCTCGCCCAGCTCGTAGTCGGCAGTAAGCACGCCAGTACCAGCTTTCTGCCATTCTCTCGCGAACTCTTTACGGTCAACCGAGCCTTTCGGCAAGATGACCTTCACGTTCGTTGAAGACGCAGCGTGGGCCACAATCAACGAACGTACTTTGTTGATGTAGTCCTGAATCCTTCTAGTGAAGCGTACGTCGGACATCGGATATGGGTTGCGACTGTGCCTGTTCATGAACGGGACAATCGGATAATCACTGATAGGAAGAACTCCCTTGTAGATCATCTTCCCACCGATGGAGTAGATGCGCTGTACGCGGGTTTCCCAGTAGGAAACCTTCTCCATGAGTCCGCCGTCAATCGCATCGCCTACAGTCGTAAGGGTTATTGCTGTCTCAGAACCTTCAATAGCACCTGGACCAGCGGGACCTGAGACTGGGATTGGTTGTCCAGTCGTCTGATCTTCCACAAAGTGGAACACGCTGCCTACGGTAGCTATCATCTGCTTCGCACGTTCGATATCCTCTGGACGAGTCATGACACGAATATCGTTCTGAGTCTTCTCGATGACAGCAGGATCCTTCCTAAACTCTTCGTATTGATCCTGCAGAAGCAGAAACGAATCCTGTGATGTAGGATTCGTTACATGAACGTATCTGAGTTTGATCTTCGTATAGCGGTCAATCGCTTCGTACTTCCTGTGCGTAGAGTCCTTTGAATTCATCGGACCCAGTTCCGCATCTTCGAAGCCTACCTTTCCGCTTGCGAACATCTGCCCCGCTGTTGTCTGTGCACCAGAAAGGTTGATGTCTGGCATGATGTTCTGCGCCTGCTCATGCGTTATGATCTTCTTGACGATCATATGAGCGGCATCGCGGCAGAAAACATCCTGAGAGTTTGGATCGATGTAGAGGTCGAGCGGATTAACGCTCTTGACCATCACCTCACCATTACCAAAGTCGGCGTTCGGGTCGACATAAGTCATCATGACACCCATACCACCGACGTAGTAGTCATCGATCACCTGCTTCAATTCTGGGTTGCCATTTGACTGATCCCAGATATATGCAAGAAGGTCGGCAAAGACACGCGCTGTTTTTGTATCTGAGTCTTCGCGTGCAGTAGCGGAGAAGCGGGGATGATTCGATGTCAGCATGGACTTCGCGGTTTCGACAGCTGGATGAATCACGTTCACAGTGAAAGGCGTCTGTCGACGCGCTCTCAATTCCTGTTCCTGCCTTTCAGTCCACTGCTTCCCAGCGCGGAAGTCTTGATCTTCTGAGTACTGCTTCTCCCATGTAGAGCGCGCACCTGAATAGGCGTTAAGCAACTGCTGGGAGAAGACCACATCTGGATTGGGACGGTATTGTCCGCTTCCTTCCTGTGGTCCTAATTGTTGACCAGTAGTTTGGTCTATACTGTCAGCCATGGGAGTCCTTATGCCAGCATACCATCGTACTCACTGTCGAATACAAGCTCTGGCGGAATATCGTCATAATCGGTTGAGCTGTCAAGCTGTTTTGCCTCTACTTCATCAGGAGAGTGCCACGGGACATAGTTCCTCTTGAAGGCATAGTACATAGCATCCAAAAGATCGTCGTGTTTCCCCCTTGGGTAAACCAGAAGTTCTTCCATAAGGGAATTTGCCCCTCGGCTCGGCAAAAACACCTTCTTCTGGTAGAAATACGGCTGCAGCGATTCAAGCCTTGCCGATTTCTTGGTCCTCGGGTTTTCTTTCACTTCCAACCCTGGAATGTACATGTTGCGCCGTTCCGCCTCGGCGCGGAGGTACTCCCGCAGCATCTCCTGATACCCGACAGATTCGATACGAACCTTGACGGGCTTGTATTTCTCGTAGAACTCTATGATTTTTTCCGCGAGTCCAAGCGGAGTAACACGATCTCTAAAATAGGGGAGAATGTATCGATTACCTTCAGAGTCCACGGCGACTGGGACGATTGCTGAATAGTCTGCGGCTTGCTTCGTAGATGACGCTGGATCGATTCCCATGAAGACAAACACTGCCTTTTTGAGAGGAGTATCAAAGGTCTGGTCTCCGATCTTTTTGAAACTGATATAATGCTCTTCATCTGTTCTCCCGATATTCAGAGTTCCATCCCAGTATTGGATGTGTTCCTGCCTGAAAAGCTGTTCATCGTCGCCTACGATCTCGCACATGTACTCACGGTAGAAGACCGAGATGCGTCCGATACTGTCAAGGCTCTCACGTTCTTCAGTAAGTCTGTGCAGAGGCCACAGCTCAGGCCAGAGAGCGGTACCATCCTCTTGAATTGCAGAGTACTTAAGCGTCTTCCAGCCAGACATCTCCCGCAACGTCTCTACGATGCACAACTGATGCTGCGGAGTCCCGATAACGATAACGCGTCCACGCAGTGCATCTACCGTGGGTACCAGCGAGGAGAGGAGCCAGCGGAGGTTGTACTCCATTGATTCCTCTGTTTTGGTGTTCGTAAGATCTTCAGGGTCATCCAGGATGACAAGCGTAGGACGCTGATCGTTATGCTTCAGGCCGATAACCTGCTGACCCGTACCACGCGTAATGAGAATATCGTTGTTCTTGAGGATAACTTCGTTGTTGGACCACTTTCTTGCAGTATGCTCTCCCCAGTATCCTACGACTGAACGCAATCCAAGACTGAAGTCCAGTGCGTTCTTGATAGTCTGGAGCAGACGGTTGGCATGGCCCTCCGTCTTGGAGACCAGTACCACGAAATGAGGCCCCTTCTCGAAGAAGAGATGGTACAGCACATACAGGGCAGCCACAAGCGAGCTCTTAGCATGGCCACGCGGAGCGATAATGTTGAGTTTACGGTTGGTATGATCCAGAAGATTATCCATGATCTCCCTGTGGAAGGGAGGCGTTGGAACGCTCATCATGGTGGGAAGGGCTATTTTCCCGAAGAGGAACGGGTCACCCTTCAGTTTCTGGAGAGCTTCCTGTCGCGTCAAGCTCCAAGTCCTCAAATTGTGCTGGTTTATCCTGGAGTTTCTGGACTTTCTTCTCTTCGCCCATCACAAGTTCGGCAAGATCCTGCGTCATTTCGAAAGAAAATGACTTGGATTCCTTGCCTGGCTTCATATCCAGGATGTCTGTGAGATCTTCTGCAACTCGAGTCATGGTAGCTGCGTCAGTTTTGGCCTTTGCTACCGAATGGGCCTCAAGATACATGTCAAGAACGGATTCCTGCGTGATATTCTTCGCTGCAAGAGCTTTTGCAACCTCTTCACGTATCACTTGCTTGACCTTTTCCTGTTTGAACAAGCGTTTTACTGTTGCACGTGGCACTTCCTGGTCTGGGCGGTACGTGTTTCCGAGTACATCCCAGTCGACAGTGCCAGTAAGAAGCATATGGACATACAGCTTGATGGTGCTTTTGGTGCGGCTTTTCCTCAGTTCGTGGTCTACCCACCCTCTGAAGAATCCGATACGGTCGCCGTACCGAAAAGGCTGACGTTCACCTGACGGACCACAGGATTTGCTTCTGATCCGCTGGTATCCGAAGAGCCAGGTTTTTCCTCTTGGACCTTCAAGGAAGTTTTTTCTTCTGGTGTAGAGGACGTAGTCGTCGTCTGTGAGTCCCCATTCTCCTGCTTCGCAGGTGTGCCAGGGCTTATATGCAATTCCAAGCTCATCGGCTTCCTTTCTCGTTAGCGCTTCTTTTTCTGGGAGGGCTTTATTTTTGTCCCGTACTTCTTGTCCCATTTCTTAGCTATTTCTGGTTTTTGTGCGTG